GCATCAATGCCGGATTCTTTTCCGTTGGGTGACCGCTGGCAATAACACCAGTCATGCCGACTGCAATTACTCCATATGACATAACGCGAGAGGCTTTTTTGATGCCGTCAGACCTGAACTCAAAAATGGGCTCATAGTTATCGGGCCTATTTGTGTTTGAACGATGCCAAATGTGAACAGCTACTAACGGCAGAGGAACGGGTGCAATTTCCACCTCCGTCCAAAAGACAAGCCAATGCTTGGCCTTATATTCGGTGCAGAAACGTTTTGCCGAGTCTATACCGTCCATGAAATGATTGGCGTTGTTTGGGTAAGGTGGATCTGTAACTACAGCCCCAGCCATTGGTAGCAACGGCAAAACATCCATACAATCCCCACGATAAAGCGTGGCATTGCCTATGATGACTTTTTCGTAGTTCATTTTTTCGGGGTTGATAAAGTTTTTTCCGACAAAGGAAACAAAAGCAGATCAAGTGACAGCACGTCCCCCGACTCCTTGACCATCCTCCGGGCTAGATCAGGCCCAGGTCGCTTGCGTTTGTGGGCAATGTGTAGGCAGTAAGCCCAGGTCGTCCCTGCTCGCTCAACCGCTGCCCGACAGTGTGACGTCCCGTATTTTTTCCACCAGTCCATAAAACTCATGTTGTCTCCTTTTTTGCATTGTAATCCCGAAAAGGTAGGGTAAACACCTAGAAAATAGTTTGAATCTACCTAAAAAGTAGCATACAATAACACCATCAACAGGAGCTCCAAAATGGAAACACTCTCAATCAAAGCAGCGCCACTTTTAATCCGCACACGTAAAGAATTTGGCCGGAGCTGGCTTGTGTATGCGGAGGTCGTGGAAAGAAGCCGGGGATACACAATCAAAACACCTCAACGAAGCTTCATGTTCTATACAAAAAAAGAGGCTACAAAGTTCATCATGGAGAACCAATAATGAAAGCAAACGATCATCAAGTCGGCGGAAGCCACTACAAAGACCGGGCGATACAGCCCTGGGATTACATCATCGCTAATGACCTTGGCTTCCTGGAGGCCAATGTTGTCAAGTATGTGACCCGCTACAAGGCTAAAAACGGCATCAAAGACCTTGAAAAGGCCAGGCACTACCTGGACAAGTTGATCGAGGTTGAGACGGCAAAGCTCGAATCCTCGTGGGCTGAGAAATGAGGAAGCGCACTGTCCGCAGGGTTTATCAGCTGGTTGACCCGATAGCCCATGCCAAGTATCAGGCATCCTTGTTAACAGACGCCGAAAAGGTCACGCAGATGACCCCGATACAAGTCGCAGTCGATAGGCTTTCCCGAGGAGATTGGAACCTGCACGAATGCTGGCAACCGCTGTTTGAGTGTTTGAACAGAATCGAGAGCTTAATGAAGCTCAACCGGGTCATGGATGCTGAATGGCTCAAAGGCTGTCAGGATATGTTCGTGGCTTGCCTGGAGCGCAAGACGACGGCATTTAGGGCGGAGGAGCTGGCGAAGATCAGGGAGATCACGGCGATCTATTGGGACTTGCTCGGGGAGGTGACGCACAGACAGTTTCAACTGGCTTGTGAACACACCAACGCGAATGTCCAACGCATCCAGCATCAAAAAAAAGGATTAAAAAGGGTTGCAGGTTGTGTGATTGAGTGATTAAAATGGGCTGGTCATGTGCTAGCCCCATAGGACGACAAAGGCCATTAGCCTTTGCTCTAACCACTTCGGTGGACACGGGCTAGCGTGTAGAGCAAGGACTAATGGTCTTTTTGCTTTCTGACTGCGTGCGGTACGTCGGTGGCGCAGATCAGGATACCCCGTTACACGAGCAAGCCAGAGCGGGGGAGGTGGGACAAGAGTAGAGCCTGGTGGTTGAAATAAGTCTGCTCATCGCGATGTGACGACATGGCTCCGGAGAGCATCGTTAAAGCGGGTCGATTGCTGTTTTGTTACGGTTAGGACTCGCTTTGCTCAAACATTCACCAGAGAGCATCTATTAATACAGATTAGGTATATTGGGTATAATAGAGCATCGATAAAGGATAAGGCATGGCACTGGCAACAGGGACGACAACGGGGATAACCCTAACGAGCACGGGTACTGCGGTTAGTGCGCCTATTCCTTTTGATGCCGTTGGATACTTCCCCCGATACATCAAAGTAACCTCATCGGCTCCAGCTTATGTATGCGTATCAAACGACCGCCGAGCTGCCGTTGCTGGTGACGTACTGGTACAGCCTTATGACTTGTTAGTACTGAGAGCATCCGGCCATAAGAGCGTATCGGCTCTGAGCTTATCGGGCACTGCGGTGGTGAGCGTTATCCCTGACGATTCGGGGTTTTGGACGGCCGACCAATCGACCATGGAGCTTAATTTTGCCGCCATGAACACACTCGACCCCCGGGTAACGTTTACAAGGGCTAGCATTGCCACCCGGATAAACAATTCTGGGTTTCTTGAGACCGTCGGCAATAACGTCCCCCGATTTGACTATGACCCGGTAACTAAATTACCAAAGGGGCTTTTAATCGAAGAATCCCGAACCAACCTACTGCTCAACAGTGACGCATTGTCAACCCAGGGTGTGACGGTAACTGCAACGCCATACACACTGAGCTTTTACGGATCGGGCACAGTTACTCTAAGCGGGGCATACGCTGGCACGCTGGTCGGCTCGGGAGCGTATCCAACCCGGTCAACCCTGACGTTTACACCTTCAGCGGGAACTCTGACTTGTACGGTAACGGGAACAGTCCAATACGCCCAGGTCGAGGCGGGAGCGTTTGCAACGTCTTATATCCCGACAACCGGGGCAACGGTCAACCGATTGGCTGACAGCGCAGTTATGACGGGCACTAACTTTTCGAGTTGGTACAACCAGATCTCGGGTGCTTTCCTGGCTGAGTTCTCATTGCCGTTTGCGTTTGCGGGGACAGGGGCATTTAGCTCTCCTCTGAGTGCTGACGACAACACAACGGCTGAGCGCATCCAGATACGCCGGATTGACGCATCGGGATTGGTAACGGGCGTGATTGTTGATAACTCCGTGGCGGTGTTTAGCCAAGGGGCATCGGCAACACCAATGGCCGCTAACACGGTAACCAAAGCAGCCATTGCTTACGCGCTTAATGACTGTAACCTTGCCCAGGGTGGACTGATAGGCGCAACCGACACGGCAGCAACAATGCCAACTCCGACCCAACTCCAGATCGGCAACGGTGCGGGTCTTAACTATCTGTGTGGACATATTAAGCGCATTGCATACTATGCCGTGCGTATGTCAAATGCTGATTTGCAACGATTGACAACATGACATTATCTGCAAAACAGGAAGCCTTCGTCCGCAATTATGTGATGAACGGTGGCAACGCAACGCAGGCTGCTATATCCGCTGGATACAGTGTCAGATCGGCGTCAACGGCTGGTGGCGTCAATATGAAAAATAATGAGGTTATCGAGGCTATCAAAAGGCTATCGGCTCCAAAGATCGCTCATGAACTCGACACCATCGAAGGACGCCGCGCAAGGCTGCAAGCTATCGCAGATCGGGCAGAGAGACAAGGCGATGAACTCAAGGCGCTAGATCAGCTCTCGAAAATGTGCGGCGATTACATCGAGCGCAAACACATCACTGGCAACGTGCAGATTAACTTTCAAGCCTACGTGCCCAAAAAGGGGAGTAAATGAGTCCAGTCGACCCCGCGAAGATAGATCAAGGCCGTGTGTCACTTTATCGGGCCCTGATGAAGGTCAAGAAACACTACGGACTAAACCCTATGGAACTGGTCTATGCGCACCATGAGGCGTTAAAGGACATTGGGGACTATTCCGACAGGCTGTGGCTCCAGTTTGTCGCCGAATCATTCAAAGAGGTCATGTTGCGTGACGAATCCCAAGTCTTGGTCGCCCACTGAGAAACAGGAATACTTCCTGGCTGCGGTCGAGGATGAGGTGTTGTTTGGCGGCGCGGCAGGGGGTGGGAAAAGTGACGCCCTAATCATGGACGTGCTAGGGTTAGGCGAAGAAGAACCCTCCATCTCAATCCCCAGGTTTCGCGGCTTGCTTATCCGTAAGACCTTTCCCCAGCTCCGAGAGATCATCGACCGAACCCGAATCATCTACCCCCTGATCGACCCAGGTGCAACGTATCGGGAAGCTGATAAGGAATGGCTGTTCACCTCGGGTGCGAAAATAATCTTTGGTTTCTGCGAGAGAGATCCTGACGTACTTCAATACCAGGGCGCTGAATTTCAATGGATTGGCATCGACGAGCTTGGGCACTTTGCGACGCCTTACGTCTACGACTACTTGACCTCCCGCCTTCGCTCACCTGATAAACGGCTATCGGCAAAGATGCGGGCAAGCTGCAACCCAGGCCCGAAGTGGATAATGGAAAAGTTCGGCATCAAAAAAGACGGTGCCGATAGCATGGTCACGCTCAACGTCAACGGGCGATTCATTCACCGCCGCTTCATAAGCTCCAAGCTCTCTGACAACAGCCACCTGGACGGCACTGGCTACCTGGAACGCCTGATGATGCTGCCCGATGTTGAACGACAGCAGCTCCTAGAAGGCCGATGGGACGTATACAACGTGCCTGGTGCGATCTACAAAGACCAGATCGACGAATCACGCTCCAATGGCCGCATCCGACCTTTGCCATACGACCCGATGTTGCGTGTTCATGCAATTTGGGACTTGGGATGGAATGATAAAACGTCGATCATCCTGGTGCAAAAAGGCGCAAGTGACGTTCGCATCATTGATTACATTGAGGATTCTCATAAGACCCTGGATTACTATTCCACTCTGTTAAGAGAGCGCAAGTGGAACTGGGGTGAAATGTGGCTACCTCACGATGGCGAGACCCGCAACCTGCAGACAGGGCGATCAGCCAAGGAAGTGCTTGATTCTCAGGGGTGGAATGTTAGAATCACGCCCAAGCTGGACATTGAAAGCGGCATTAGAGCGGCTCGTATGATGTTTGGACAGGTATATTTTGACGCTGACAAGGCTGACGTGCTGGTTGATCACTTGTATAACTATCGCCGGGCCATCAACGCGCAAACAGGGGAGG